CGTATTCACATAGCTCAGCTGTTTACGAAGACAGTCAAGTTCTTCGCCAGAAGCCTTGACAAAGGCCTTAGATGGGCTTTCTACGATGATTTGCATTGCCCTTATAATATCATTAAGAAAATCAAAAAGCAATGATATAGGCAGGGTAACAAATGGAGGATACTAATGTCTCATCGTAAAGCTAAATCCGCACCTAAGATGTTTGAGTGTGACAGGGACTTTCTAAAGAAAAAGGTTCTTAATACCATGCGCCGTATCTCCGATATCGTCGGTTCCTCGATGGGACCGGGTGGGCGCGTTACCATGATCGAATCTGACTACCCTGGCCTGCCTAATAAGCTGACCAAAGACGGTGTTACTATTTTCAAATCCCTAGGCGCCAAGGATGCTTATGAGCATTTGATCATTGAGAGCACGCGCGACGTAGCTCAGCGTACTGCAACAGAGGCAGGTGACGGTACCACTACCGCTACTGTTCTTTCTTACGCTATCATTAAGCATCTATTCGCTTTTTGTGAAGCTAACCCAAAGTACAGCCCTCAGAAGGCTACTCGTCGCATCTCTAAAGTCACAGAAGATATTTTGATGCCCTACATTCAGTCCCGTACTATCAAGGTGACTGAAGAGAACAAGGGCATGTTGAAGCAGGTGGCTAAGATTTCCGCTAATGGCGACGACGATATGGCCTCTGCTGTTATCGACGCCTTTGAACAGATTGGCTACGGCGATGGCTCCCACGTTACCATTCGTGAGCTTAGTGGCAAAAAGGGTTACAAAGTTGAGCGCATTGATGGTTTCCCAATCCCTATGGGATTCGAGGAAAGCATCGGAAAGATGCATACCGCATTCATCAACGATCAGGCTAACCAACGTTGCTTCCTAGAGAAGCCTCTATTTATTTTATACGACGGTAACGTGAATGACCTCATCGCCTTCGATGGCGTACTGGTCGCTATCGGTAAGAAGTATACTGAAGAAGGAAACAGCGATTTCAAGAACGTAGTGATTGTGGCCCACGGCTTTAGCGAAAGCGTATTGAACACGCTAATGTTTAACTTCTCAAACCCTCTAACTATGAACGTTCTGCCAATGATTACGCCTATGCAGCAGTTCTTGAACAGTCAAACACACTTTCTGCACGATCTATCCGCCTTTACTGGTGCAAAAGTATTTGGCCTAAAAGACCAAGTAAGCAATGCCACTTTGGCAGATATGGGACGTGGAATGGAAAGCTTTGAGGCTTATCGTTTTCGCTCTACCGTAGTAGGTGACCCTGATCCTGTGAACATCGAAGTACGAGCAGAACAGCTAAAAACCCAAATGGCCAGCGCTGAAAGCCAAGCTGAAAAAATGATGCTCGAAGAACGTATCGGCAAGATCACTAACGGTATCGCTAAACTCACTATCTATGGTGGATCAAACGGCGAACTAAAAGAAGCCCATGACCGCTGCGAAGACGCTGTATGCGCCGTTCGCTCTGCTATCGGTCACGGTGCTGTACCTGGTGGCTGTCGTATCGCAATTGATATGGCTTTCTTACTAGCCCAAGAGCTAGAGGTAGGTGATCCTGCGCGTGAAGTGTTGATGCCTGCCCTACTCAGTTTGCCACATAAGCTGCTTGAGAACGCCGGTTACAACAAAGAAGAAATCGCAGGCGTTATGGATCACCTGGTCAATGACGAATCTGTTGTGTATGACATTGAAAACGAAGCATATGGCAAGGCAGAAGACCTTGGCCTATTCGATGCTACCAAGGCAGTCTCTGAATCGCTCAGCAACGCTGTAAGTATTTCATGCGTGCTCGGAACCATGGGTGGCATCGTATGTCATCCTCGCGACGACGTATTTGAACGTACTGAAGCCAGAGCAGATGCAGACTTCGGTAGAGCTGTAGATAGTCCAGAACAATTTATCAACGAAGCAAACGAACGCGCATGAGGCAATCTTTAGTGTTATCATGAACTTCAACTTCAAAACACTAACAGAAGCCGAAAAAGAGGAAATGGCTGGATATATGCTCCAGCCCCTCAGTTCGCCTCAAGAGCTGCGCGATTGGATACTTACGTACCTCGGCCTCGACATGCCCTTTGGTCACGTTGACCCTGACAGTAACAGTAGCCCTGTAGAGGCTATGTGGGAAATCTACAACACGGTCAAAGAGAACAAGGGCGAAGATAACCCTGGCTACATCATGCTCTCGGCGCGTGAGGGCTATAAGACTCTTTCCTCTTCCATCCTTGAAACGCTGCTAATGATTCACTTTAAGCTGACCATCGCTCACATGGCGGCTATTAAGGAACAGTCTGCAAAATCCATTTCGTATATCAACTATTTCTTCAGCAAGATTGAACCTCTTCTGCGCGTTAAGGGATGGGTAAATACCAGCCAAAACAAGACTAAGGTTGAGTACCGATCTCCAGATGGTGACGACGTATATATTCAGGTAATCGTTGCCACTATGGCTGGCGCTAACTCGTCGCACACGAACATCATGTTCATTGATGAGGTAGACGTAGTAAAAGATCCTGCTGCCTATGAAGAAGCCAAACTCATTCCTGGTTACGACGGTCGAAACGGTCGCCATCCTATCACGGTAAAGCTCTCTACTCGTAAGTTCGCATTCGGACTCATGCAGAGAGAGATCGACGCTGCCCCCGAAGCAGGCGACAAAGTACTCCGCTGGAACATTATCGACGTAACAGAACGATGCCAGCCTAAGCGCCATAAGCCTGAGCTTCCTAGGGAAGATCGCTATGTAGCTAAAGCTCTCCCTCTTCGCCAGCTAAACGTAGAAGAATACGCAAATTTGCCCAGCGTAGAGCAGGATAAGTGGGAGCTAGTAAAGCAAGCGTATGAAGGCTGTAAGACTTGTAAACTCCTATCTGTATGTAAGACCAGGCTGGCTACTAGGCCAGAGAAAGACGTAAAAGGTCTCTATAAGCCTGTAGGTGCCGTTCTAAACACATTCCGTAAAACTGACCCTGATCGTGCTGAAGCCCAGCTTATGTGCTGGAAGCCTTCTGCGAAGGGCATGGTATACCCAAGATTTGAAAACGTTATCAACAATGGTAACGTAATTACCCTAGAGAAAGCCTGGCAAATCCTTGAAGGCGAAGCGCCTAAGAAAAGCAAGATCAGCGAGATCGATCTCATCTACAAGATGCAGACGCTTGGCATTCAGTTCTACGCAGGCGTAGACTGGGGTTATACACACGATTACGTAATCGTGATATTTGCTATGATCCCAAATGGAGAAGTTTGGATTGTTGATTGCTATTCGCAGTCAGGACTCGAATTCTCGGATTGCTTGGAAGTAGCAAAAACTTATCGTGACAAGTACAAGGTAGCGCGTTGGTATTGTGACCAAGCTATGCCTTCCCATATCAAGTCGTTCAACAAGAACCACATGAAGTCTCCAGAGTTCACCAAGGACGTAATTGGTGGAATCGAGGCCATTAGGTCCAAAATCTCTGATAGTTTGGGTAGACGCTACCTCAAGGTACTCAACACTGATCCTTGCCAAAAGGTCATATTCGCTTTCTTGAAACACCACTTCAAGCTAGACAACCAGGGCAATCCTACCTTGGAACCAGATGATACCCCAGGCGTATCCGACCAAGCAGACGCCATCCGATACGTTGGACAGAATCTATTTCCCGTTCGTGGCACTCAGAAGCCCATGGTTGAGGTGTTTGACGGTAAAGGTAATCCTATTGATCCAGATAGTCCTGAAGCCAGGAAATTGGCTGCTGTGGCGTCTGAGCACACTAATCAGATGAGGAACGAGATTTCTAATAGACTTGGCGGTGAGACCGTATCCGGTAGTACAGGTGGAAAGAAAGGCGGATTTTTTTGGAGCATGTAATATGTTGATTTAATTAATGAATTTATAAATTTGTTATTGCGACATAATCTTGTAATTATGATTGGGTATATCTATCTGATACGCAATAGGATAAATGGAAAACTCTATGTTGGACAAACCATAGGAGAGCTGTATAGGAGATGGGCCGTACATTGTTGCCAAACTAACAAAAGTAATAGCGCCATAACAAAAGCTATTGCAAAGTATGGAAAAAGTAATTTTGAAATGATTCCCATAGAAACTATTGAGGACGATAATAAGGATTGCTTAATTGGAAAATTAAACTTACTAGAAAAGTCTTATATTCAATCACTTCGTGCTCTGGTACCTCGCGGCTACAATATTCTACTGGGAGGCAATAACGCTAAAAAGCCAGATAGTATCAAATTGAAGATTTCTATGGCCCTAAAGGGTAATCCTAAAATGAAATCTCAACTAGGGAAGAAATTCTCTAAAGAACACAAAGAAAAGCTCTCTAAGGCAAGTAAGTGGTCAAAGTCATTGATTTGTTTAGAGAATAATGCTATTTATTCTTCTATAACTGAAGCTTCAAAGAAAACAAATGTGCCTAGAACTTCTCTGTCTAAATCTTTAAGGAAATACGGTATATATGAGGGTCGAGTAACTCTAAAATACCTGGGAACATAAATGTCAAAACTTAGCGCTCTTTTCCACCTAAATGCATATAGCGACGCAAATTCTACTAATGCGCCTGATATGAACAATTTTCGTTGGACCAGAAATATTAACGGTCTTTCTGTCAGTAATCCTCAGAGCCTAGCGTTCTCTTTGGCTCCAGGCGAAAGTAGGGTGCTGTTTAACGGTGTTCGATCCCTGGCTCAAGACAATACCACGCAGTATACTTTAACATTAAAGCCTTTAACCACAAATACTTATGTGCTATCTGCAGTAGGTGGGACGCTCCCTAACTTTCGCGCTCCTCGTGCGCCAGGCGCCGATGCGACCACGCAGATCACAGTTACTCAAAATGGCCCTCTCCTTACCTTCGCTTCCACTTCCGGTACCCCTCTAAACCTAATTTCTGGCGGCGTAGTAGTAAGTGACTTTGTTAGATTAGGCAATCTTTTTAGTCAATCAAACCAAGGGGAATGGCAGATAGTCGCCCTCACCGCTACTAGCTTTACTGTGATTAACGAGCTAGGGGTAGCCGAAGGCCCTATCACTCTTACCTCTGATTTCGCAAACCAGATTCAAATCTACAGCGCTGCCGGTGTTCAAGCGAACGATACCCTGCTGATTTCTGGTGGATTCTCTTCAGTAACCCAAGGGTCATATGAAGTTACCTCTGCAGGCGCAAACTTTCTTGAGTTTTATAGTACGGCTATTCTCCCATTGGAAGGCCCAATCACTACTCAGGCGGTTGCCGCATACTTTATGGCCAAGCAATTGGTATATTTAGAGGCAGATCAGCACGTCTCTATGATATTAAACGGTATGGGCGGAAACGAAATTGAGCCCTTATCTGGTGTCAATAATCCACAGCCAGGCATTTTTATGCGTTCTTCAACTGTCTACTCCATGTCAGTTACGAATGTTAGCCCAAACACAGCCAACGTGTTTCTGGCCTCGGCAGAATAAGGTAATTTATGAGCGAACAACCTAATACAGACGCAAAACAGGCAGCTATGCCTCCACGTATGATGTTCGCCCTTAGCCAAGATGCTGGGGAAGCCTTGGAGAAGGCTGGCTATAAGTCTGCTGATCCTGCTTCGCCCCTCATGTATGCTATCAGTCAAGCTAGCGGCTCTGCTAATAAGAAAGCT